AACCATAGACCAGTGAATTTCAAAGGTCTTATAGTTGTTCTTCTTGTTGATGGCATCCATCCACAACTTGTAAAACAGATTCATACCGTTCGGTGTAGACACGATAATAATCTTGGAAGTTTTACCAGATGAAATAACAGGGTAAACTGAGTTAAAGAATTCTTCAGCAATGTTGTTTGGAACGAACGCAAATTCGTCCAAGAATACACAGTTAAAAGAACCTCCACGAATTGCAGAACTTGATGTGGATGCTGCAATAATCTTGGAACCATTCTCTAGTTCCACATTACCTTTGTTCCAAACCACAACACCTTGTTGCAACCACATTGGTAAGTTTTCATATGCTAGTTGGTATTTGGAAAGAATATCACGTGCAAGAGAACCTTTGTTCGCCAGAACGGCCACATTTTGTGTGTCTGTAAACAGTGTCAACCAAAGGAGATAAGCGACCGAGGTGGTGGTTTTACCAACCTGGCGAGGACATTTTGTAATAGAGAAACGATTTTCGTGGTAGGTCTTAATCATTTCCTTCTGGAAAGGCCACATCTTAAACTTCATCAGGCCTTCATCAACGTTTACAATCTTGATGTAGTTTTCAGCAAAGTAAACAGGATCTTTGGCGCATTTAATATACTCATCCACTTGTTGTTGAGTATAATCTACTTTAACACCAGCCTTTTTTAATAAAGGATTGTCTCTATAAGAATCATTCGAGTCTAATCTACCAAAATCATCATCGTCTATCATTCTTTGCCTTTGATGAGTTTATTTAACTCCGCTGTGGATCCGACAAAAATGGCTTTGTCAATTTTAGTGCCACTTTCTTCTTTCTTTTTACCATCCATATCACGCATTTGTTTTTGCACATTCAATAGTTCCTTGTTTGCATCTACCATATTCTTTAGTAGAGTTGCATACACTTCAAATGCTCTTGGATGTTGACCTGCACTGGCAATCTGACGCAATTCCTCCATTGCATCTTTGCCAGAATCAATTAAGTCTTGCAGGTTTGTTTTGGTCTGTTCATATGAATCAACCAAATCCTGTTTTAAATCCAAGTTGTCAATTGGAGACTTTGGTTCGGATGGAACCAATGGTTGTTCCTTTGGTTCCATAGGAGTAACATCAAATATTTTTTCCATGTTCTTGTCAAATGTATTCATAGTTTTTTATTTATTTTAATCGAACCAGTTGTGTGGTAAATTCCAAGCACCGTCAGTAAATACCAAAGTAAGAACAGCAGAGCTACCACCAAGAGGGTTCTGGAATGGTAACCACCATGATGCTGAACCTTCATTAATCACACCATTACCATTAGACCATCTTGCATTATCAAAAGACATAGTTGTGAATTGATTGAGCACCTCACCACCAGTTGCTGGGACAAGATACATAATTTGTCCTTCAACACCATCAGCTAAGTGATATTGTTGACCATCGCCGGACAATTGTGGTGTTAATTTATTAATTAATGCAGTAACATCTAATTCAAATGAAGTAATTCCATTCCATGTCGCTGCAGCGGTTCTAGCGGTCATCGAACCAACGTTTGCAACGCCTTTACCACCAAACTCTATCGCCAAATCTGAACCAGAAGAAGGTATAACAATTGTTCCATCACCAGTGAATTTCCAATCTTGGTAGAAGTTAACGGTTGTTTGTTCATTTTCTGGACTTGGGTTTTCATACACAACAACATTCATAGTATATGAATAATTGGTATTTTCAGCAATCGTTACAGTTGTGTTTCCTGTTCCAACTGTTGAACTTGTTGTTGCTGTCGCTTCAGGAACTGAAACATAGGTAAAGTCTCCCCATGTGGTAGTATCGGAACCAAAATATGTTCCTGGTAAACTGCCGTCAATAGGTAATTGATATGTTGTAACAATCGCCACAGAACTGTTATTAGGATAAGCGAAACCTGTTCCGACAATAAAATCACCCTTTACATCCATTCTTCTTCGAGTAACTTCTGTATCACCCATAACACCATTAATTTCCAATGCATTTGCCCAAACCAAATTTCCATTTGCGGAATGCATTTTATAAGTTATGAATGACTCATTATTGTTTCCGTTTGTGGATTTACCGGTTGCATACAGATAATTTCCACTAGATTTTATTGTTCTGATATCAGGTGCATTTCCACCCACATCAATTGTTTTTTCCCAAACTAATTGATTGTTTGCTCTGAATTTATAGATGTTTGTGTTTGAGGCCGCATACCAATTGTTCGATGAGTCGTATGATAATGATATGATTGTATTTCCTGCAGCTGCAACCTTGTTGGACCAAAGATACACACCTTCAGTATCAAATTTATGAACATATCCATTATCTGAACCAACATATACACCAACACGATTTGGTATAGCTATTACAGAATGTGCATTTGCAATCGTTGAATTATAATGTGTGAAATATAATTCACCGGTAATATCCAAACCTGTTAATAGGTTGTGAGCACCAACATAATAAGGAAATTCTTCATCATCAACCGTTAAATCTCTAGCATCAACAGAATCTGAAATTAAAGTGTTCCATACATTTTGACCAAGGTAGTCAAATTTTGTTACACGAACTGATGAATCACCTGGTATGTTTGTTAATAAGTATACATTGTTATTTGCATCCACAGATACGGATTGTGCATAGCTTCCATACAACACATTAGATACATTTGTTGCAGGAACTGATTTTCTCCAATAAACTAATCCGTAAGGATCATACTTAATAACGGTTGATTGTGGTAAACCTGTAACTTCATCTTGTGTAGTCATAGCAACCAAGATGTTGTCATCGTTATCATATTGAACACTATAACCATATGCACTATTTGCTTGTGTATCAATTTGTCCGTATAACATACCCCAAGCTTTTTGGCCATGATGGTCATTACCAATTTGCACTCTCGTGTTACTATACATCACAGTATTATCAAAAAGAATATCACCCAAAGAAGCTGTGTTCGCTTTGTTATATGCGTTTTGTGCTAATTCTTGGTTGGTTTCATAATAGGTATTTGATGTATTGGAATTGTTAGCAACAGTGTTATACAACTCGGTAAAGTTGTTATTAGTTTTGGTGAAAGCAACTCGTAGTGAATCACCTTTGCCATCGTTTGCTCTAATACCAATATTGATAGTTTGTTTAGACATTTATTTCTCTCGTTCTGTTACTGGTTTGCGGCCTTATTGATTGTCAACACTTCTGCCAATGTATTATCAGCCTTAGCTTCTTCCTTATCGACAGACATGTAATCAATGTCTGTGGTAACTCTACCAATAGAATCAACTTCAACGAACTTCAATGGGTTCAAGTTGTAGGAAGTGAAATTATAGTTTGCCAATGTATTAATACCGTATATAGGTTTATCTGACACGAAGTTTCCTGTTAGTTCTTTTAGTCTCAATACGTTGTCTGTAAATTGGACAACGATGCCTGTTGCTGTCGCTTCATCGGAGGTATATCCTTGATACACCTTTTCACCAACCTTATATGTTCCGTATCCCGAATCTAAATCCATATAAAATTCAATAAGTTCATCTTGTCGAACTTGGTTGTATACAGAAACAAATGCACGATTGATAACACCCGTTTCGGTCATCTTACCAAATATGAATCCTTTGACTGTGAAGTTAAGTGTCCACACAATCATTCTTGTTTCATTATCTCTACCACCTTCATATATTATATCGTGTGATGTTGAGTTCAATATGATTGGAACTTCTTTGATGATTCCCATTTCAGGAATTAAATTCAATTTAATTGTATAATCTGGTGTAAAGAATGGTAAAATGTGTTCGATTATCTGTGTTCCATCTTCTATGTTTCTAACATAGATATACAAATTGAAATCGAAATTATATGGAACTGGATTATATTGGGCTAAAACTCCTGAACCAGAAGTGCCTGCGAAATTTTTAATATTGGTATTTTGTTTTCTGGAAGAATCATAATTTAAACCTGCCATTTCAAATGACATTCTAGGTAAAGTTGTTTGAACCTTTTTGTCTAAGTTCAAATCTTCTTCCAAACGCATAACATATCGTTCTTTGGATGCATATACAATAGGAACGATAAATCTTTCAGATTCAGTATTGTCTGGTTTGAATCTGTATAAAGTTATGTTGTCAAATAGGTTGCCAAATCCGACAACCAATTTTCTTATGACACGATTATATGTTGATGACATTATATTTTTCCAAACGGATTCGTTTCTGTAAAGTCTATGATATTGCTTGCGGTATCGAATAGATAAGCATTATCATATGCTTCATTTCTTGTGCTATCTTTTAATGGATCATATGATGCCAGATAGAATTCTGCATTACTTGTTGCACCAAGAACAGCAACATTATCACGGAATTCACCCGCAACATTTGTAACTTTCAATATACCTGTTGGTTTATCCCATTCAGTAACTATCGCAACAACATATGCATTGGCTTGTGTTCCGTCATCCGATTGATAAACAATCTCACGAGTTTCAAATGTTCCTTCTCCTGAACCAAGATTCAAGTCAATAGAATAACTTGATTGAATCATAACCTCATCAATATCTTCCACACCAGTGTCGATAACTTCTTGTGAGTATTTGAATTTCTCTAGTTCCAATTCATAGAAGAATGGTATCTTGCGTCCTAACATGAAGAAGTCTTTAGTTTGATTTGTAAATTTAATCTCAAACAATTCACCCGTTCCATTTAAGAATGGAACATAAATCAAATCACCTTCTCTAGGTCTTGTGAAAGAATTTTGTGGAACTCTTTGTGAAAAGGATCGTTTGGAAAGTATGATACTAACATTATTTTTAATTTCCAAACCAAACTTTGAGAAGAATTCTTTTTCACCTTCATATTCAATCGAGCTCGACAAATAAAATTCAATAGGAAATGCTGAACCAAATTTCTTTACAGGATCCTCACCATATAAAATGTCTCTATCGGTTTCATTTTCGATGGGCAAATAATAGGCGTCAAAACCCATAATCTTGATTGACTCAACAATCAAGTCCTCTATAACTCTTTGTTCGGCTAATGAGTTATAATTATTAAAATAAACCGATGTTGCCATATTAGTTCATAAACATTTCTAATGGAGCACCATATTTGTCACCGATTTCCGCATGAAGTGCATCTATTTCTTCTTTAGCTTCGGTGTAAATCTTGTCACCATTTAACTTGACGCCACCTGGTAATTGTATGCCATCAAACTTTTTAAGGTTGTTGCCCCAAGAACGCTTGATTAATGCTGTTGCATATTCTTTTAACCAACGGTCATTCCAAGCTTGATTGTATATATCAGGGTCAACTGTTGCATAACATTCTGCAATCACGGTTGTTCCAACTGGTGCTTCGCTGTGTCCCCAAGCCCAATCAATATACAGTCTTTGCATGTGTCTTTGGAAACGAATAGGAACTTCACCCGTAAATAGTTGTTCCAACATGCGTAGATGTTGTAGTGTCATTGAATAATTAATATATGAAGCTGAAGTAAAATCATACAATTCATTCAAACGTAATTGATATCTCAAATCGAACATGTTGACTTGAGATAGTGAATCGGAAATAGGAAATATTCTGGTGACACCAACAATTTGCAATGCATTGTTTGAATTGTCTACCGCTTCGGAAATATCTAGATATTTGTTATTAATATCGGTCTGGTCTATTCGTTTGATATAATAGACTTTTTGTAGTCCATCAAAGTGATAGTCTTGCCAATATTGCAACGCATCGTCAATACGATCCTCTATCTGGTCGTCATCAACGTTGATTTCAATCACTGGAAATCCTAATCTGCGTAAACAATAATCTTTAAAAGCTGCTCTTGATGTAATTGGTTGTGACATTATATCCCCCTATAAGGGATATTTATGCTCCTGTTCCTGTAAGAGCTGATGTTATTAAGGTTGTTCTTCCCAATCAACCAAGTCTTCATTCCAAAGATACACTTTACCATCGTCCGGCATTGGTGTTGGTGGATGATATCTGCATGTATCTTCATTGAATATCCAACTTTCGTGTGGTTTTGGTGGAATAAAAGCATCTCTTTCTGCATCATATTTGTAACCAACTCCAGCATAATTTTTTCTAAATGGTGTTCCACCAAGCAAATGTTCACCTGCATGTGTATTGTAACTTGTTTGTATGAAGGATGCTGGATCACCAAAGTAACCAGTATCAACTGTTTCTTGGTCAATCACAATAACTCTTGTTACAATATTATTTTCATCAATTTGTGCGAAATGTGCCATAATTATCCTTTATCAACCAAAAGAAATTGTTCCAGATGATGTGAATGTATATGTTCTCCATCCACCAGTGTTTGCATATGTTGGTGAACCTGTTGTTCCGTTTGCGGCTGGATAACTATTTGGATATCTTATAATCACAATTCCTGATCCACCTGAACCACCAGTTGTTGCACTGAAACAACCACCACCGCCACCGCCTGTGTTAGGTGATCCACTTAAAGCGGTTCCACTAGTAGCATTCACGCCGTTAGCTCCACCACCTAAACCACCAACTGCAACAGTGCCACCGGTTGTCGACCTTGCGCCACCTCCACCACCACCATAGTAGGTTAAAGTGCCACTAATTGAAAATGCTTTACCTATACCACCATCACCACCTTTAGTTAAGTTGACTGCATCACTGCCAGCTGCACCAGCACCGCCGCCACCGGCACCTGTTGATGGACTTCCACCATACCCGTTTCGAGCGCCATTTTTTCCGTGATCCGGATTAGCTAGTCCAAATGTAGTGTTTGCTTGGCCCGCAGCAACTCCGTTTCCTGAGCCAACATATTCAGATAAAGCGATAGCTCTTGATCCTCCACCAAGTGCATAGAATCCACCATAAGTGTTTGCTTTTGGAAATGCATAGTTTCTAAAATTATCGCATGGAATTCCTGTAACATGTGTGTGGCCACCCATTAAAGAAATGGTTCCTGAGGTGGACAATACACCTCCTGCACCAACAGTTACACCATATGTTCCATTGTAAAGTGTCAATGGCCCACCGGTATTTCCCGATTCGTTTCCATAGTATATTACGCCACCTCCACCAGCACCTGGAGAAGTAGTGATTCCGCCGGTTCCACCGCCGCCACCAACCATTAGTAATTCCACATTGGCAGCAGCTATATTTTTATTTGTTAAATATCTGAAAATCACCACACCATCGGCGCCGTTGCCACTTGGTCCAGCTGTCGATGTTGTTCTACCGTGACCACCACTACCCGGTTCAGTTGGTGCTGATGGAACAACTGTTGTATTAAAAACATATTGTGTGCCGGTGCAACCACCATTACCGTATGTTTGCATGACTCCACCAAAATTGGTTTTGACACCATAACCTGGATATGCGTACGAGCTCGTGAGAGATCCACCTCTAGTCAAATCTCCTATTTGAGGTGACCAAAAAGTAATGGATGGTGATAAAATTCCTCCAGCTGAGTTTGCTCTTTGCAGCGTGGCAGCTATGTTCATTACATAGTTACCATTTCCTTGTCTGAATGGATATGTTGTTCTTCCGTATGAGTAAAGTTGTTGAACCTCGGTATTTGCAACACTTACTCCTGGATATGCTGAAAATACATTTACACCAGCGTTGTATGCGCCAACTGAAGCGCCTGCACAACCTCCATTACCTCCAGGAAATCTACCTGTGCCGCCACCTCCCATGCCACCACCGATAAGATGTAACACATCATATCCATTTTTCAACAACCAAGTATCACCTCCACTGTTATTACGAGCGTTGTCATCCATAGCATAACCACCAAGACCAACATACACACTCCAAACATCACCCGCTTGTGTGTATAATTTTGGTCCATAACATTGTGACCACTGATATGGATAAAGGTCCGTTTCAGACATTCCTACCCAATTAGTTAGAGCACCGCCAGCACCGCCACCACCAGCGTTTCCACCAGAAGCTGTGTTGCGTCCAGCGGCACCACCACCAGCAATTGCAAAATAATCTATTTCTTGGTATGAACCTTGAGTTACTGTGAAAGTTCCGTTGGATGTAAATGTGTGATACGTATATGCACCAGCCGTAGTTATAGTTCCACCAGTTGCTTGAATCAATGCAGGTGCTGGATTTAACGGGTCACTATAATTATAGTTTCTTCTGGTGCTATAATTTTTAGTGTATTTCTTAACCGCCATCAATAAATCTCCGTGCCGAATGCTGTAAAATTCATCAAAGCTGTATTTGCATAAACTCTAACCACATCAGTTGCATCTAAAGTCATACCTAATGTAATTGCAATTGAATCGGACGCACCAAGTGCAGTATCATATGCTAGATAATGTGAATTAGCTAATGTTGCTCCCGCAGGACTTACTGCTAATCTAAATGTTCCACCTGTTGTAGAAAGATTGCATATGTTTAATGTTGAAATAACCGCACTATTGGCCGCAGGAACCGTATACAAAGTTGTTGGTGTTGCTGCAGATGGATTTGATTGTCCTAAAACTTTATATTTTGTAGTCATTTGTTATGCTCCCATTAACAAGAATGGATCTATTGATATTGGTAAATTGGTAAAACTTAAATGTCCTGCGCCATCGGTTATGATGTATTGATTGTTTTCACCACCCGTTAGTTGTAAATTTGTAATAGAACCTAGTGTTGCGATATCATTATTTTTAAAAGTTCTCCACGCACCAAGAGAACTACTGTATGTAAATGTTCTACCAAATTGTGTATATGTTTGTCCGTCTGTTGGAGATGATGGAAAAGCCATGATTGTTACCTATTATTTTAACCAGTTGTCTGCCATATTTGAAACACACAGTTTATATACTTCAAATAATTGTTGAATATTGATTTCTTGTTTTTCGTTGTTATTCAATTTCCATGTTATTGTAGTATCAATAAAATTTTTCTGCCAAGAATCTTCGAAAGACATACCGTTTGATTGGTCTTGCATTACTCCAATAGAATATATGTTTAGATATCTTGACATTCTATCCATACTTTTTTCATCAGCATCAAAAACCCAATCGTTATACTCGACAGTAGAACTATATATTTTCTCTGTCTTTTCAGCCTTATATCCTTTAATAGGATCTTCAAAGAAGGTGTATACCCTCTTGAATACTTGTGGAGAAGTTTCTACAATTTTACTGGTTAACATATTATTGTGGTTTATTTAAATTAATTCTTAATTCGGACACTTCACTATTGATTTCATTTTTAGTTAATTTTGTTTGAATAGCTCTTGCATTACATGATACCAAACTAGATGTTAGTGATAGTGTGTTCGCATTAGCTGATGGTGTCATAATCAATTCAGTGCTTCTGTCGGGAAGCCAAATACTTGAAGGAACACCAGATTGTGTTGCATATGTTATAACATATTTAGATAGAGATTTGGTTCTAACATTAAATTGTAAGATTGTTCCATCAGTTTTTGCAAGATACAATTTTGTTCCATCACTAGAAATAGACATGGAATGACAAGCATAAGTTGACGCATCACTAATTGGTGAATTTGCAGGATAATTGATAATTAATGATGCTGATGGAGCTGCAGCCCAGCTGACTGGGGTTCCCTGCCAATCTACGGATGTCCAACTATTCGAGACACTTGGTGATTTTGTGAATATATAAGCATCATCTCCTGGCCACGCCGGTGCGTTTCCTAGATGAAAAATGTTCAAACCATCCGGACTCCAACAAGCATCAGTGGTCGGCATATACAGCAAATTCGCACTTCCTCCAGCTGTTGTTGTGATTAATGAACCAGCTGTAGACCAATCATATGGTGTGGATAAAACATATCTATTCATATAAAATTGTGAACCGCTATAGTATACTATACCAGCAGCTTCTGTTCCATTTGCATTATATTTAAAGAAATATGCATACATGTTGGTTGCATATGATGTAGTAAAAGATTTTGTTACACCTGCCACTAAATTGTGTATATTATGTTTTTGTGGCATTGTGTATGTTTTAATATAAGTGGTAACAGATGACTGTCCGGCACTGTCAACATTGACGAAGGAGAAAAATATACTACTTCCATCAGGATTGATATCAAAATCTTTAAAAATGTAACCACCACCAAGGCCTACACTGTTACTGGTGTCACTTACTAATACAGATTCTTTTGGATCAGTTCTAACGGCTGTGCTAATATCAAATGGTGTTGTTAATACATATTGATAAAGATACCATTGTGTTGATGAAAATACACCAGCAACATATAATCGTGAACCATCACCACTAATTCTTATTCTTGGATTTGTTAAACCAACAGAAAATGTTTTGTTGTTATATTTGATATAGTCTGTTGCTGATCCTGGATCTTGTCTGACTAGTCCGTTGGCAGTTTCTGTTACGCCTGTTAGTGTCACTAATGTCGTATTATTCAAACTAACTTGGTCACCAATTTGCAAAACACCTGCGGCATCAATACCAACAGTAGCTGATGTGACTGTAGCATTTGAACCGGTGTATGTTCCCATACTGATATCCAATTCTAATTCTTTTGGATTACAAGAAATTACATTTGATGTGAGAGCTGCATGAACATTCACTGCGGGTGGTTTAGTCCACACTTGAATAGGAGCGCTTGATAATCCTAATGTTGAAATATTAACATTGCTACTTAGTAAAACATCAACATCAAAAGTAGCATGATAGGTTCTTAAACTAGATGCACTGGCGTATATAGTGGGTAAAAGAGTAATTCTACCATTTCTATTAAACATTGGTTTCATGTGATTTGCCGATGCTGAATTTCCAACATAAGTGGCACTACTACATGTAACTTTTATTGCTGGACCTGTGGTTCTTAAATCAAATGGAGTTGCCATTGTTCCTATGTAAACATCTTCACTGGTGCTCGTCAAGTATCCCGACCAACAAATAGTTTTACCATCTTTTGATATGTCGACCGCATGGCCACTGTTGGGTAATGTTGAGGTCCAAACAGCACTATTTGTAATATTTACTATGTCCCAAGGTGTGGACATTGTATATGCATAATAAGTGCTTTGGTAACCAATAACAATTAATGTTCCGTCGTTACTAACAAATAAACCATTATAAGTGGATGTATTTGGTAAAGTCGTCAAAGTTTTACCTGTAATTGTATTTGGATTTACGGTGGATATATCCCAAGGTGTTCCCAATTCATACCTGTAAAAGGTATAGGATGTTGTTGGATGAGTTCCATATAAGTATCTGCCATCATGGCTGAAACACATTTGTCCAAAACCATTAGGTCCAGTGTATGTTTTACCTGTTGTTACTGCTGTGTTTAGATTGCCAGGTTCCGACAAAGAGAATTCTATTATGTTGTAATTGGTGACATGCACACCCCAAAAAGTTTTTCCGTCAGGATGTAAGAAATGCGATAATCTTTGATAAGCAAAATTGGCACTAGTGGTTGGAGACAAAGCACTTAATGGACTTGAGGTGCTACTAGCTGATGCGTTGGCGGATACTGTTGTGTTTTGTGTTTTAATATTACCTGAAGTTACAGATATTGTTCCACTAACAACACTCGCACCATCGGATGTGGCATACAATGTGTTGCCTGTGAATAATTTGTGACTGATATCCAGTAAAGATAAATTTGTTGCAGAAGTATCTATTGTGCGGATATTAAGTTCAGTTTGCTTGGGTGTTTTAATAACAACCTGGTATTCATTCCAGTTTGTGTCCCCTGCGTCTTGTTGATATATGTTAGTTACAAAACTACCATTTGCTGAATATGCTTTCATTTATTAATACCATCCTGCACTTAGACTATTCACCGTGAAATCGGTGATGATAACTGATGTATCGGATACATTCAAGTTCACAACTAATACTGTTCTTGTGTCTACCGCTGTTGTTGTTCCAGCGTTAACGACTTGCGTTGTCATATAATATGTTGTATTTGTTGTAACAGAAGGCATCGTCCAATAAATGTTTTGGTTCGTTCTTGTAACTGAACCGCCTGTTACTGCAATTATATATGTATACGCTCCATTATAATTACTGATTGTAAATGTTTGTGTTGTTGCTTCGTTTGCTTGAGTTGGTCCGGTGATAGACGGTGCATCAGCACTTGTTGAAGGCATAATACTGGTGGTAACCCAAGCACCAGAAGAATAAACAAACAATTCACCAGTTGTTGTATCATCATACCACAAATATCCATTTGCAGCTGGTGAAGGTGCCGTTCCACCAACCGTTACTGATGCTCCGCCGCCACCGCCACCACCGCCTGTGTTTGCTGCTGAGAAGGCCGCATTAGCATGAGCAAACGCAGCATTTGTATATGCATATGGTGCTGCTGCTGTGTTCTGTAATGTATTATCCGCAAATACAACACTGTCTGTTAATTCAATACCACCAGATTTGATTACATCATATCTTGCACCAGTCAATGAGATTGTTGTTGTTGGTTCAGATACAACATTACTTACAAATTTCCAACGACCATCCAAATGGTCACGGAATACAGCTGTGTGTTGATATACACCATCATCAAAATTACCAACTATACCAATATCAATAGTGTTACCTGAATTTCCATCCGCAAGATATAATAATGAATCAGTCAGTGTCAGATTGTTTGAAGAAATTGATGTTGAGTTTCCACCAAAGGTAATATTACCCGATACGTTCAAGTCTTGTGAAATTACAACAGAACCATTGATTGTGCCACCAGATTGAACAAAGGTTTTACCTATGTTTGCTGCAGTAAATGCCGCATTGGCTGTTAAGAAAGCTCCGTTGGCAAAAGATGCACCAGAGTTGGCTTTATCGTAGGCAGACGGCACCAACGATGAAAAATCATTCGCTGAGTTTAAACCTGATGGGAGTATTGTTGTTAGTGCCATGGTCTATTTATGGTGCATTTAAAACATCTAAGCCAGCAACATTATCTGGTGGATTTTTCAAATCATTGTAATAGAAAATAGAGAAACTTGGTCCGCCAATACCTCGGTATGTTAAACCAACTTGTGTGATGAATGGGGAAACATCATGGCCTATGAACAATACAGAACAATCTTTAGTAAAAGCAACGGCATTAGCGGAACCTGTTGGTATAGTTGCTAAATTATCAACCAAAGATAGATTTGTGAATGTATCGGTGGCTGGATCCACCAAATAAAGTGTACAAAATGGAGTGGTACTGTGTCCTACAGCCATATAATAGTAACCATTCCATGCGGTTATATTTGTAATTACCTCACTAAATTTTAACGCATTTCCGTTACCGACCGGCATTGTGGATGGATTAGTTATTTTGGTGAAAGTATCACCACTTCTTTTGTAGATTATGAGTGATGGTGTGCTACTGTTTACGACCGCTAGATAAGTTCCATCTGGACTAAATGCGGGTTGATAACCACTAGAAGTTGGTAATGAAGATGGGTTTGACAATTTGGTGAATGTATCACCACTTCTCTTATAGATTGTAACAAATGGAGTTATGTTGTGTGTTACTACCAAATAAGTTCCATCAGGACTAAAAGTCACACCTCGGCCAATACCTGTCGGTAAAGTTGCAGGATCACTTAATCTAGTAAAAGTGTCACCACTTCTTTTATAGATTATAATATACGGAGATCCACTCTGCACTACTGCTAGATATGAACCGTCTTCATTATCGTTCCAGGCAACACCTTGGCAAGTGCTTGTTGGTAATGAAGATGGGTTTGACAATTTGGTGAATGTCATACCATCTCTTTTATATATTGTGACATATGGTGTTGTGTTGTGTGCAAATGCTAAATAAGTTCCACTTTCATCGTATTTTGCATCTCGACCCACATTCGATAGTGATGTTCCGTTATTCGCAACACTTTCATTTATACCTCCATCTTTTGTCAATGTATAATGCATGAAATATGGACTACCGTAATGAGCCAATGTTAGTAACATTGATTGGTTGGAATTTGGCCAAACCTCTTTTATGTTATCTTGGTATTGATTACCCAATGAAACCATTTTAGGTTTAGCTGCAGCTGCAGTATCAGGGCTCTGGTTAATTGCACCAAAACCCTTAAACGGATTCGTACTCATTAGCTAATATCCTCATAAGAACAAACACCATGTAAATAAGAATTTGCACTGGCGGTTAATCTTAAACTATCATTTTCTTCCAAATATATTGATATGTCTTTTGCAACAACGTTCAATGTTGATTTTGGTGGCACTGTAATTAGATGTGCCAACTTATACGCAGTTGCACCTCCTTTATACACATCAACTGTTACATCAGCACTCGCTGTGCCATTGATGTTTGAGATGTATAAAGAATTAATTTTCAATACTTTACCACTACTGCTTGCATTAGAAACGATTGCGGTAGCAGATGTTGTGATTGCTTGGCCAGCAACTTTGCCAGTAACTGTCGATGATGTTAATAAATTTGGTGCTGCCATGTTATCCTCCGAATAGTATACCCATAGTCATTGCTTGGGCTCTTGTTGTTCCACCACTTGATGATGACACTGCACCACTCTTAAAGATGATTGCATCGACCTTGGCACCAACGGCCGGTGCGGATGAAAGTGTAAGTGTTGTGGAATTTGCTGTAACTGTGTAAGCTTCTTTTAATTGAATGACACCATTAACGTTAATAATAACGTTGTTTGCATCGGTCGGTGCGGTAGACATAGTAAATGCTGTGCAACTACCATCGCCGGTAAAGTTGTCTATATTAACTGCGATATTTCCTGTAATTGCATTTGCAGTATTGGATGCTGTGTTTGCTTGTTCGTAAGCGGCATTTGCCTGTGCTCTTGCCCATGTATCGGAACCACTGCCACCTCCGCCACCTGTGTTAGCAGCATTATATGCCGCATTTGCATGATTCCAAGAAAGAATTAAATTGTTTGACCATGCAGTGTCATAATCTGTTGAACTATTTTTAATTAAAATTTGACCTGTGGTTCCACCTGAAGCAATACCATTACCTGTTGCTCCAGTTGCACCTGTAGCGCCAGTTGGTCCTCTTGGTCCTTGTGGACCTTGGTATGATTGTTCTAGTGCAACATAATCAATACTTGTTTGATGTGTTGAAGCGCCAGCATTACTGTGGTATAATCTTAATTGAACTTTGTTTGAACCATCAACATAATTAGTTTCATCAATAACATCCAAAGCAAAAGCATAATAAGAACCTAAACCAGTGTATGTTCCTATATTGTCCCATTGACTAGAAGAATTGTTATATAGTTGTATGTAAACTGTGTGTCCTGATGATTGATTGTAGTTTATGTTCATCACAACACGATTGAAACTTACCACATCAATAAAATCAAAATCAATATACCAAGCAGGTGCAGAACCTGTTCCATCAGTCAAGATATAAACATTACCTGTGGCATAATCACCAAATGTTTGAACACAGGCCAGATTACCAGAAACATAAACACCGTTGGTTTGTATTAGTGAGTTGGCTGTATATGTTACAGTATTTGGTGTTGAATCAATCCAACTTAAATTTCCTGATCCATCGGTAGATAAAATGTAACCCGATGAACCACCATAAATTTCAACATTTGATGCTTGTCCCAAAGAAACATTTGCTGATGAGATTATAATGTTTCGATTGACATTAATTTCATCTTCAGATAGAGACATGACAACATCATGTTCATGCACACCACCAGCAATAATTCTTAAAACTTTTCCTGCTGTTGCTGTTCCGATAACCAAGTTACCACCAGCGGCACTTGGTGTATCATAATTACCTTGTGAATATAGATAAGAGTCGTTTGGATATAATGAGGTTCCTAAACTGTTGTTGGAACTTTGATTGTCGTAACCACTACCAGCAATACCCAAATCCACATAATATGATGTATCTGTTCCATTATTTGCTGTTGCAATCCAGTCTGTTGTTCCTTGTGATCCACCATTCAGATTTTGGAAGTTTATCTGAATGTATGAATTGTTTGAACCTGTAAATTGTGCAACCTCATTAGGGACAATAGTATACCCTTCGGGAATACCAGCATATAAAGCATTAAATCCATTTGCATCATAACCAAAAAACTGACCAGTGTTACCTGTAATTAAGGTTGATGTTACGTTCGAAACAAAGTTAACATTTCCCGTTACAGTCAAATCACCTGTTATTGTTCCACCGGCCGCAGGTAATGCATCAGCAGCCAAATCATATGCTGAGTTTGCTCTATCAAAAGCGGAATTTGCAAATGAAGCTGCCGAATTGGCCACAATAAATGCACCATTAGCAAAGGATGCACCAGAGTTTGCAGTATTGTATGCAGAATTGGAATGAGTAAATGCAGCGTTTGCAAATGTTGCAGTTGTGTTCTGTGCATCATAGGATGCATTTGCTCTTAAAAATGCTCCGTTAGCAAAAGAATTAGTTACACCTATTGTAGTTGCAATTGTTGTGCTGAAATTAGCATCATCACCTAAAGCTGCCGCCAGTTCATTAAGTGTGTCTAAAGTTGTTGGTGCCGAATTAACTAAATCGGCAATGGCCGTATTAACATATGTTTGTGTGGCATATCCTTGTGCAGCATGGTTACCCCAAGCGTATGCACTATTGGCTGTTATGAAAGCACCATTGGCAAAACTGGCTGCGGAATTGGCTGCATCGAATCCAGAATTGGCTGTATTAAAACCTGAATTTGCAAATGGCGCAGTGTTGTTTGCTTTGTCACCAATATAGACAATTAAATCAAACAAATCTCCATTAACATATAATTGAACACCATTAGCTGTTTCAAATGCCGCATTAGCATGTTCAAAAGATGCATTTGCAAATTCAGAGGTTGTATTTTGTGAATCGTATGCACTATTGGCCTGGTCTCTAGCCCAAGAATCTGGACTGCCAGTATTTGCTTGAGCATAGGCCGCATTAGCACGGTCAAATGCACCATTAGCAAACGAAGCTGCTGAATTGGCTGTTATGAATGATGCATTAGCAAAACTAGCTGATGAGTTTGCTGTTACAAAAGCACCATTAGCAAATGATGAACCACTATTAGCAGTAACAAAAGCACCATTGGCAAATGAAGCTGCTGAATTGGCTGTTATAAAAGATGCATTAGCAAACGAAGCACCGCTATTAGCCGTTACAAATGCGGCATTAGCAAATACACCTGCCGAATTGGCAACACCATAACCAGAATTGGCTCTATCAAAAGCACCATTAGCAAATGATGCTGTAGTATTTTGTGAGATATAAGATGCATTAGCATGGTCAAAAGCCGCATTAGCCTGTACAAACGCATCACTTGCGGTTGTATCATCTATAATGAACGGTTTTATTTTTAATAATGACATTTTTCTTTTAGTTAAAGTTATTCTATATTTATAGCAACATTTTTATTTCACTTTTAGTTCTTCAGGAGGTGTGAAATTGGAAGAATATCTTGCAACACCCTTTGTGAATCTGAAATCATCTATGTAACCATAAAAACTAGATGTACCGGAAGCTTCATAGTATCCAATAGTTGTTACTGCACTAGATTCTCCACCTGTTCCAGAAACAGAACCATCCAATACACCATTCACCCACAATTTTGTGTTTGTGCCATCATAAGTCATGGCACAATGGTTCCATGTATTTAATGATATTGTTGTTGAACCAGTAATTTGAATCCCCACGCCATGTTTATCAACAAGTAATACAGAACCATTCCAAGCGATATTGAAATAATTTCCAGCGTTTCTTCCAAATAAATATTGTCCGGAATAACTATTGGTCGGATAAAACCAAAACTCCACTGTATAAGGTCCTGTTTGGGACAATAATGGTGTGTATGGAATAACTAATCTGTCGCCGTTGCCGTCAAAATACATACTGGACTTACCATACTTTTTCACAGCAGTGCTTAATTGTGCGTTATTCAGTGTTTCGAATCCAATACTGCTATGTTTATCGAGCATACCACCTTCAAATCTTAACAATGAACTTGCCGGATAATTTATGGAATAATTCGATACCGCAGCTGTAGGTGGAGTGGTATTTGCAGTATATATTGCAAGACCTTTAGTTACTCTAACATCACTTATATAACCAGTAACATAGGTTGATCCAGCACTATCCTTACCAATTGTTATTGGTAATGTTGTTCCATAAGTTTGATTTGTTCCATAAGTTGTTCCCACTTGTAAACCATTGACAAATAATTTGGTATTGACTCCATTTTTAGACAATGCTATGTGATACCATTGTTTTGTCACTAAGGCTGGTCCAGTAATTGCAGCTGCATTATTAGGTACAGTATAAAATGTGATTGCAGAACCACTATAATATATTAAAACTCTAGTTGTGCCGTCAGTAATGTCCAACCAATCTTGTCGTGAAGTGGCCAAAGGATATACCCAAAAATCAACCGTGAAATCACCAGAACCAAAACCAAAAGCTTGAGATGTTGGCAATGTTAAATAATCTCCACTACCATCCAAATATATGCTACCACTATGTGTGCTTGGACTATAACTGGTTCCACTGCTGAATGGACTGAATGATTGAACCGATGTATCGCCATTTTTTGTGATGGTTAAACTGTTGGTGGAGTTATCAATAAATCTGTTTGATTGACATGTCAACAATTGTGTATTAGCAACCGCTGTCAATGTCGATGTTGGTGGAGTAAATGTTGTTGTGTATAGTGAAGTGCCTTTAATGTATCTGAAGTTACTAATAAAACAGTTACTATTATTTCCAATAGTGAATGGATTACCAGCAAATCCACGACTTGTGCTATCTGTATATGTGTTTGTTTGAAGAACACCATTGACAAACAATCTATTGACACCACTTGTTCTAGTGTGTGCTAAATGATACCATTGACCTGCAACCAGTGTTGTGTCTCCATTTAATACATCACCAACGTTGGCAATGTTCAGTTTGAATTTATATGGTGCGGACCAAGTATCTGATGATGCGTTACCTGCCAGTAAACCATAACTGTTTTGACCTGCGGCACCTTGGCCAGAAATGTTTTGATAGCCAGTTGTAGGCATGGAATTCCAATATATCCACATTTCGGTTGTGAAATCGCCAGTAGCATCTAACTGATTTCCGGATGTAGGAACACTTAAATAATCTCCACTACCATCAAAATAATTACTCCAACCAGTTGGACTATATGGACTAAATGATGTTGCAGAAGCATTACCATATCTTGTGATAATATGATTGAACATACCACTATCATACACATTTTGATTAGTTACATTATCTTTATATTGGTGAGTTAATAGTTTTGTGTTTGAGTCTGTAGCTCTTGGTTCTGTTGGAACAGTAACTGATGTTACTCCGGATCCAACGACAACTCTGAAGTCGGAAAGATAAAATACTGCTGAACCACCTGCACCAGGACCAATAGGTCTGGTTGGTGATGCAGAATAGTTGTTTGTATCTGATACAGAGAATACCTGCACACCGTTTACAAATCCTTTCGTTACACCAGAAACTCGACTGACGCAAAGATGTGACCATGCGTTCACTGGAATGGCACCAGTTCCTAACGTTGTTGAACCAAACAACCATGCCATTGCATTATTATATGTTTGTAATGACCAAGTATTTGTTAGTGTTCCTGGTCTCGATATATTGTGTCCTGTTGTTGAACCAGGATTGGTTGCATATATCCAACATTCAACAGTAAAGTCTCCTGTTCCAAAAACTTGCGCTGTGCTGCCAGTATATTGTGTATAATCTGATGTAGATGCAAAATATGCACCACCATAATCGTTGCTGACTGCAAATGGTTGAACTTGAGTTACAGTAACATCACCGTTCTTTGTGACCGTAAAAGCATTGCTAGATTTATCAATTAATCTATTTGATTGACATATCAATAATGAAGTATTGGTTATTGCTGTTAATGGTGTTGTTGGTGGAGTAAATGCAGAAGTATATACTGCTGATCCATTTACAATCCTCACATTTGAAATGTAACCACTGAATGTTTCGGTGCCATCACTTCTAGCTCCAACGGCCACCGCAGTTGAATTGTTATATAATGAACTACCATTCGTAATGGTGGTTATTAAACTGCCATCTAAAAACAATCTTAAAGCTGTTCCCTGTCTTGAAACTGCAACATGATACCATCTATTAACTGATACTGTTCCTAAGTTTGTAGCTGACGAAACATCCCAACTCGAACCATTGCTGGACGAATAAAATAATAAAGCGCCAGAACTGTTAACAAAGAAATAATAGGGTTGATATATTCCCGAAGCACCTTTTGTAACAATATCTCCATAATTTCCTGCGGATGGCAAAGCGGTTGCATAAAACCATGCTTCAACTGTAAAATCACCCGAAATTTCGAAAGCTGAATTATCAGCAACCGTTAAATAATCTCCACTACCATCAAAATAATTACTATAATAACCATTCTGATATGGATTAAATTTTGTTGCCACTGGTTGACCAACAACAATTAAGGATGTATTGTTACCACTTGCATCATTAATGAATGTTGTTGATGATGTTTCACCATTTAATAACAAAACAGTATTTTTCCAATATGTATCTGTTGCAGCAGTAACTTCCCAATAGAATGTTCTACTTGATGTTCTGTTTGTTACTGCAGCTGTGGCGGTAATTACACTGGTGGTGTTACCAACAACGGTTGGAGTTCCCGAAATGGTATCACTACTTAATGTTACACCTGTTGGTAGTGCATTTGCTGAATAAGAAATAGATTTTCCTGCAGCACTTGAAGCACTCAATGTAACAGGAGTCATAGAAACATTTGCAGATAATGTTGTAGTTGATCCATCAGCTGGTGAAGACCATGTCACAACATCAGGATTGATTGTTATACTGAATGCTCTATCTGTGTCCTGATTCTCTGAATCGGTTGCACGAATTGTGAAATTGTATGTTGTTGAACTGTCTGTCGCTTGTGTTGTTCCTGAAATTAAACCTGTTGAAGTGTTCAATGAACTTCCTGGAGGTAATGTTCCTGAATACAAACTATATGAAATTGTTCCATCACCTGTTGCGGTTACGGTATTGCTTGCAGCTGCGGTTTCATATAGTGTGGCAATACTGCCGGCCGAGGTGCTCCACGAAGGTGTTCCACTATAACTAATACCAGGAACGGAGATTGCTGTGCCGCCATCCGTATTGATAACATACAATGGATATGTTCCACTGTTGTTTGCTGGTGAAGTAAATGTTATGGTTGTGCTATCTACCACAGTAACAACACCAGCATACGATCCATTAATTAAAACAGTTGCACCTGAACTAAAACCACTACCATTTATAGTGATTGTTTGTCCGCCATCCACTGATGCGGCCGTGTCATCTCCAGGATAATCTATACTGGAAATTTTGGGAACAGAAGATGGAATAATATTTGTTGTGGATATAATTGTGCTTACAACATTTGTAAGTGCATTTGCTTTTATACTTGTTAAATTTGTTGTTGCCATTATAGTTCGATTACCTTCCAGCCGTATGTGCTATTGCTATATATTAGACCAAAACTACTTTGATCCACATTCACCAACAAATCGTTTGTGTTTCCTTGTATCTTGTGCGAATTTCTATTAATAGTTAAATTGTTTGCACTGAATGTTCCAGCTAAATCATTAATTCTAATTGTATCACCTAATGTTGCACTATTAGGAAGTGTCATTGTTATTTGGCCAACTGTTGTATCTACAAAATAACCACTGTTTGCAACCATAGTTGTATTTGCGTTTGCTACATACCAAGTTAATGATGAACCACCACTACCTCCACCACCGGACAATGTTGTCACTTCAATGAATGCTGTATTTGGCGGTGTTGAATCAAATGTTAATATGGTTCCGGAAACATTATATGTTGATTTGGGTTGCAATACACCTTGAACAGCAACAAATGTTATATTTTTATCTAATGGAGTTGTTGATAGTGTGAATGTTGTTGTGCTACCATTTGCAGTAAATGTGTCAACTGTTCCACTTAAAGTTCCACCACTACTAAGAATAGTGTTTGCAGCATCAAAGGCTGCATTAGCTTGTTCTCTGGCCCATGAATCTGCGCTACCCGTGTTTGCTTGAGCGTAAGCCGCATTTGCTCTTTCGAAAGCTGCATTGGCGAAATTGGCCGCCGAGTTAGCGGTTACAAATGCACCATTGGCAAATGAACCGGCTAACCTAGTGTCCTTGTTTCCTTGGTTGCCAATGTAAGTAAACTGCATTTTATGTTATTTCCAATAAACTTAAAATAACATCTGCAGCCGAAGCATCACTAGTTGAAACTTTGATAACATCGTTGGCTTCTAATATTAATTTCTGTTCACCACCAATGGTAATTAGAGAATTTCCAGGATCAATTGGTGCCATCTTAACCATATAATAGTCGTTACCACCTGATGTTAATATGACATTTGCTGTTATAGATGTATTCAATATGTTTGCAATTGTCATACCAATTACTGTGGCCGTTACACCCGAACCAGCAGTATAAATCGTAGTTGGTGATGTTCCGACTGCCGCTTGTAGTTGATTTTTAAAAGTATTTGCCATTTAAATTTCCTTAATCCTCTATTTATTTCATCAACTAAAAGCGATAGTAAATGCAATGATTTCGGAGTTTACATCTAGTGCAGTGGTGCCCGTATTTGCTTTTGCATATGCTGCAGCTGCATGGGTGTATGCAATGTTGGCTTCTGAGAAGGCACCATTTGCAAATGAGGCTGCCGAATTGGCTGTTATGAAGGCAGCATTAGCGAAAGATGCTGTGGTATTTTGTGCAGTGTAGGATGCGTTAGCAGTTACAAAAGCTCCATTGGCAAAAGATGCACCAGAGTTTGCAACACCATAGCCGGAGTTTGCTCTGTCGAAAGCACCATTTGCAAATGAGGCTGCTGAGTTGGCTTTATCAAAAGCAGCCTGTGCAGAAGTTCTGGCAGTTGTATCTACTGTGCCACCTCCACCACCAGATAACAAATCACTACCTACACCTGCTGATGCGGCTGTCAAATCAATGTAAGCACCTCTAGCAGAACCACCTTGTTCAAAGAAACGAAGTCTGTTTTGCCACACATCAATCGTTACGCCTGTGCCATTCAAAGTCGTATTGCTAACAGCTTTACCTAAAAGAATTTCACCGCCTTCATCACCACCAATTGGCAATACTGTTAATTTACCACCACTACCAATTAATAAATCACCATCAAATGTTGTTCCACTTGTATTTGCAAGTGCGTTGTTTGCTTTGTTGAATGATGCGTTTGCTTTAGCAAAGGCACTAGGATCACCACTTGAATTGATTGTGATTGTTTTTGTGGTGGTATTTGTGCTGATGGTTATGTTATCACCAGCAACAAACGACAATGTATCTGTGGTTCCGGTAGCAAGTATTAATGAACCATTTGAATTGATGGTATCAAATGTCGATTGGTTGGAAATGTATGATGTTCCACCAAGACTGTTTTTATAATACAGTTTACCATCGGCATAGTTGAGAGCAACTTCACCAAAAGCCAATCCTGATGGTGTGTTGCCCGATGCGCCTGATTTTTTTAACTGTATTGCTGTGTTTGACATTTACTTAAAACGTTCCGCCGTCCTTGAGTACACCACCTTCTACATCAACCAATGTTGTTACGATTGATTGTGTAGAATCTTTTAGTTGTTCATCAATTTTTTTTCTTTTGGCAGGAGATAGTTGTAAGTATTCAATTTTTTCGAGTAGTTCACCAATCTTATTATTAAGGTCAGCCTTCTCTGTCTCATGTTTTTGGATTAATTGACCGACATATTTCTCATGTTCAGTATTAATACCAGAAATTTTACCATTTGTCTCAGCAGTCAATGAGTTGATTCTAGTTTCAAGTTCAGTTCGAACCCTATTAGTTTCTTCTCGAGCTCTAATCAATTCACCTTTAAAGGTTTCAACATGATTTGCTTGATTTTTAACACTGTCGTAATCACGAAATTTATTAATCAAATCATCATGTTCTTGTCTTTGGCTGGTCAATTTATTTTCCAACTCAGAAACTTTAGACTTTAAATCATTTATTGTATTATTTTCATTTGTGGTGTTGGTGTTTTTTAAATCCTGAACCAAATTGTGTAAATCAGAATTTACTTTCAACAACTCCTCAATTTTTTCACCTTGTTCTTTGACAACTTCATCAGTTATTTTTGCATTTGCTTGCATTGAGACATTTCGAATAACACAATCTGTCATTGTGGTCGTTAATGTCTCAATGTAATAATTCAAATACTTTTCATTTCCCATTTCAAACTCCTATCATATAGAAAAAAAACATTTACATTATATAGTCAGCTTAGAATTGACCTCCGTCCAATGTGGATGTCCAAACAGGAACACCAGCATTAGTTGTTGTAAGAATTTGATTAGACCATGTTTGGTCGGCAGAACCTGCAGCAGCTGTAACAGACAATGCATTTGTTCCATCGCCGTATACGATACCTTTTGCGGTGAATGTTGATGCGCCAGTACCACCTTGTGCTACGGTTAGACCAGAAATGTCTGCTGCTGTTGCCGCAGTCACACGACCATACGCATCGACAGTTAACGATGTAATTGTCTTAGCAGCACCAAGTGTTCCTGTTAATGTGTAAGTTGTATTAGCAAGTGTGCTGATTGCACCTGTGCCTGAACCAACCAACAATGCACCAGAAGTGAATGTAGAAGCACCAGTACCACCTTGTGCAACTGATAGTCCAGAAATTTCTTGTTGTGTGAATCCTGTTACACGACCCCAAACATCTGTTGTGAAACTGTTAACTGTATTTGAAGCTGCAACTGTTGCACTTACTGCTGTTACGTTTGCAAGTTGTTGTAAGGCGCCTGTTCCGTTACCAATAACAACTTGACCAGCAGTAAATGTTGATGCACCAGTACCACCTTGACCAACAGTCAAACCAGAAATATTGGCAAATGTTGCATCAGTCAGACGACCATATGCATCAACAGTGATTGATGTGATTGTTTTTCCTGCACCTTCTGAACCAGTCTTGGTGAATGTGGAGTTTGCCAGTGTTTTCAATGAGTTCGAACCATCACCAACAAGGATTGCACCAGCAGTGAATGAACTTGCACCAGTACCACCATTGGCAACTGTCAAGTCATCTGTCAAATTCAGTGTTTTAATTGTTGCAGTTCCAGCAACATTCAATGTTCCAACTTCTAGTGTTGCAACATTAGACCATGCGGATACTAAGTTTGCATGTAAGTTTGCAACATTGAAACCGTTTTGTGTGATATCAATAACGTTTGAATCTGGTTCAACATTATATCCATCGAAAATGTAGAAATCTTTATCGCCAGCATGACGAATCAAACCAGCATGTAGGTTTGCAGAACCGTTATTGTAGTTACCAACGAAACCAATATCAACAACATCTGATGTATAGTTGTTGCCAGCCAAATACAATAGTGGGTCAGAAACTTCAAGTGTTGCGGTTGTAATTGTTGTTTGTGTTCCAAGAACGGTCAAGTTACCGCTAATCTGAATGTCACCATCAATTATTTGATTTGCACTGGCAGTATTTGCACGAACAACTGTTGTGTCAACACCAAAAGA